CAGAACATACGTCTAGGTCTACATCCTTCAGGTAAAACCATATTTAATTTTGTCCAACCTACTGTATATTCAAAAGAAGAAGTCATTTGGTGGTAACTTTGCCACGCAACGTGACCATCACGTGAAGCAGAATAGAAAAAAGCGTGTGGGTATTGGTCAACTTGGTAAATACTTTTATTAAAATTTACATAAGAACTATAAGTTTCAGTAGTATGGTTTGCCATTAAATCTGAACCGTGGTCTTCTTTAGTATAAGAGTGAGAAGCGTCTGCCATTATTCCAAATCTATAATTTGAAGTAGTACCTGTAGCTCCACCCCAAGGTGACCCTACGTCTTTAAAACCAGAATCGAAAACTCTATAATTAACAATTGTATTACCGCCACCTTCTGCTCCCCATAAACCAAATAAAGGCATTCCTTCTTTTCGTGGATCAGTTGATGTTCCAGCCGAACCAAAGATTTTTGATAAATTACTCATTAATGTTCTTTCCTTTTTATACTATTTATAATATTTATATTAAATAATTATGCTACTTCTATAATTTTCCAGCCATTAGTATCGCCTGTAAAGACCATACCAAACCCAGCGTGATTTGTGTCAACTGTCATATCTTCTGCTAAATTCATTATATCTTTACCATTTCTATCAACAGTTAAATTATTTGTTGCAAATGTTCCACTTACATCTTGAAATCTAATAGAATCTCCTAATAGTGGAGCAGCTGGTAAAGTAGCTGTTACAGCTACACTAGATGTATCTACTAAAATTCTATCATTAGCAGCAGCATTAAAACTTGCATTTTCTGAATGCCAAGGATTACCTGCACCTAAAGTCATCCATTGTGATCCATTATAACCTTCAAAACCTGTTAAAGTTGTATTAAATCTTATTCCACCATCTGTTGGTGACCCTGGTCTTTGAACTGTTGTTCCTACTGGTGGTACAAAATGACCTGTACTAGTTGTAGCATCCCAGCTGACATCTGTTCCATCAGATTGTAAATAAGCACCTGAAACACCAAGAGGTAATCTGTTTTGTTGTGAAGAGTCTCTAATTATTATATCACCTCTAGTAGTTAATACAGCAGCTGAATCTCCTTGTGATAATATATCCCACCTAGCAGCGTCTGTTCCTGGAGTAACACCTGTAACTCTATCTTGAAGTTGTACATAAGCAGTTGAAGCATAACTAACAACTTCACCTATTAAGTAAGATGTTCCAGCATTATAAGTGCCTTTGTAATTAAAACCTTCAAGGTTTAATGTCCAATGAGCTGTATTAGTAGTTCCGTTTGTATTTGCTGGATATTCGTTGGTATTATTTGATTGTGATACATAGTTATTACCACCATATTGAATAGTATCTCCAGTTTTATATGCTGTTCCGTGTGAATATATTCCTAATGCTTTGAAACCTGTTGTTATAACATCCCAAAAAGTATCATCTGTTGGTGTATTACCAGCTGAAGCAGAAACATTAATATAAACATAAGTGTAACCACCGTAGGTTACAACATCACCATTTTGGTAAGTTGTTCCAGCGTTATAACTATCTTCCCATTGTAAACCTTCAGAATATACATTAAATTTTGTTTCGTCAAAGTCTGCTGTTGATGTATGTTCTGTTATAGTTTTATATTGATATGAACCATACTTAACAACATCATTTAATTTATATAATGTTGAAGCTACCCAATCCCCTAAAAAATCTAAACCATCTGTATATAATTCAAAATTACTTTGATTTAAACCACCAGATGAAGCGGATGTGTGAGCTGTAATAGTACGATATTGTCTACCGCCATATTTAACAACATCATTTACTTTATAAACAGTATCAAATGCCCAAGCACCTTTAAAGAAAAGTCCTTCCGTTTGTATGTGCCATTTAACAGCTACTAAATCTGTAGCAAAACCTGCACTTGTAGCTTGTGATGTATGGTTCTCAACACAAACATAAACATTTCCACCATACTTAACAATATCATCTACAACGTAAGCAGTGCTTACACCCCAATCACCTCTCCATTTAAATTTAAGTCTACCTAATTTGAAATCTGCCATTTGTTAATCCGTTTTCCTATATTTATATTCCATCTTGATAAGTTGATGAATTTACACTCGCCGTTGTACTTTCAAAAGAAACAAAATCATCACTTGTTGACTCTTGACTAGCTGTATGATTTACTCTCTTAACCAACTCTCCATTACTATTTATAAGATAAGTAGTTGTAGTATTTACATCAAATACAAATTGTTGAAAAGTATCTGAATCATTATTATAGTATCTTTTTTTCAACTGTGCTATCATTATAGCCCATCCATCCAAAGGAGGACTATTAAAAGTTAATGTTGTTCCAGATACCGTATAATCTAAATTTGAATCTTTTCTTACACTATTACAAACTACATATAATCTACTTCCAAGAGTACCCATATTTGCGTTTAATGTGAAAGCTAATGTAGAACCATCACCAACAAAGTTCTGACAATTAAATATTTCATCTCTTTCTGCCACATAATCTGTACCATCTTTTGGTACATTATCTGATTTTCCTTCTTCTACATATGTTGAAAATTGAATTTCACCAGTTTCATTAGGGTTAATATTTGTCAAATAAAGCATACCTTCTTGTGTTCTACGAAGGCCATTAAATTTTTGTTCTTGTGGATTTATATTATGTTTAATTGAAATTCCCATTAGCTTATTTCCAGTACACTAGCATATACTTCTAAATCAGTTGTTGATGAATCTGGTAATGGGTGTGCCACTACTCTTAATATATCATTTGATTCTAAATTTATAGGTTTATCTAAAACTAAAGTATTATTAGGTGGTATTTGTGCTTTGTTAGCAACATATCTAAATGTTGTTCCACCATCTATTGTAACTTTTACATCTACAAAACCATTATTAGCGTCTGACTTATTAGTTATATATACTGCGTGAATAACTGCTTGTCCAGAACCACCAGCTGTATATAAATTTGCAGCTGCGGTATCAGCAAAACCAAGTGCCATTCCTGCATTTTTAAATGTACTCGCCATTCTATCCTCCGAAAACTATTCCATATGCTAAAGCGTCACCATCACTAGCAAGAGCGTCTCCAGTTGCTGTACCATCTATTGTTAAATTGCCAGATGTTATAGCTGTTCCTGTTACGTCTGGTAATGAAACAATATTATCTGCTGTTGGTTCTGCTACTGTTAAAGTAGTTTCAAATGCATTTGCTATATCTCCTTCAAATATCAAATCTGCCCCATTCAAAGTAATATCTTTATCAGATATGGCAGCATTATTTACAACTTCTTGTAATGATATTCCACCTACACCACCAATTTCTTTAATATTACCTACACTTGTTTTTGTATAAAATTTACCATCGTGTATGTTAACAGCTAATTCTCCAACGTCTATAACACCTAATGATGGAATACGTGTTGCTACTTCTGTACGTAATGGTTTAATTCTTACTGTCATTATTTTCTTCTATTTAACTTAGCTTTAAATTTAATTTTATTAATTAATTTTGTCTTTGTTAATCTTCTATCTAATTCTATTCCTATTTTTCTTCCAATTTTTTCTAATTCTTTTTTAGTTTTGTCTTTTAAATCTTTAACTGTTACTCTTGTACTCTTTGGTTTTACAATGGCTGGTGCTCCTGAAAGCAAAAACCATTTAATCTTCTTCCAAAGATTCATTAGAAAGTTCCACCATCTACTGTAGTAACTTCAACATCACCAGAGGTAACTGTAAAATTATCAGTAGAAAAAGACGCAACTCCTATATTTGATGTACTTGCTAATTCACCAACAATTTGTAATGTATTACCAGTAGCAACAGTATTAATTCCTTCACCTGCTAAAAATTCTAAAACACCACCAACTCTTACGGATCCTTGTGTTGAAGATTCGTCTGCAAAATATAAAGGGTCAGAAAGTTTATCACTTGCAATTGAACCTGCTAACATAGTATTTGTTATACCTAATGCTTTAACTCTTAATGCGTCACCTGAAACTTCAACTGAAGCTCCGTCAACTTCTACATCTATTGTATTACCAGATTTTGTTAAAGCGGCACCTGCAGTAATTTGACCTGCACCAGAAAATTGTGCTACATCTAAATCAGTTGTTCCAAATGTTGGAGCACCTGTGTGTGTAAATGTATAACCATTATTTGCATTTAAAGTTCCATCTTCTACAAATACGAATGCACCACCACTTAATTCAGCTGGTTGGTCTTCTGGAGTTGCTCTTGTTAATACAAATTCAGTTGATCCATCACCAACAGTTGTAACTGTGTAAATACCATTTTCGGTTGCGTCTGTTTGGTCTTTAACTAAAACTCTATCTGCAACACTTACTGCTACATCATCAAGTGATAATGCACCGACAATACTTGCTGTTAATGTTGCACCAACACCTAATGTTCCATTATTATAAGTTGCTGATAAATCAGCAGTTGTTCCAACTTTACAAGATGGTTTAGTATCTAAACCTTGAGCAACTTGGTCAACATATGCTTTATTTGCAAGTGATTGATTTTGAAATCCTGCTCTATCTTCATATCCACTAGGAACAATTATTGAACCTGTTCCGTGTGGTGAGATATTAATATTTTTATTTGCGGATGTAGTTGTAAATGATTGACCATCAATTGTAATGTCATCAATTATTAAAGAAGTTAATCCTGCTAAATCTGTTTCTGTTTGACCTAAAGTTAAAGTAGATGATCCTAATGTTGTAGTAGGATTTGCTAATTTATCATTTGCAATAGCGGCACTACCAGATAAATTTGAATCTGTTAATGCTGTTGCATTTATAGTTACCGTATTATCAGTAACTACTGCTTCCATACCAGAACCACCAGCAAATGTTAATGTTTCACTTGTATTATAAGTGTCTGTTCCAGTATCACCTGCTAAATCTAAAGCTTGGTCAACTGTTGAAAAAGATAAAAAACCAGAACCGTCAGTTTTTATAAACTGACCAGCAGAACCATCACCATCAGGTAATGTAAATGTAGTTGTAGAAGTTACACTATTTGGCGCTTTAAGTCCAATATGTCCTGCACCATTATTTGAGCCTTCATTAAATTTTATTGTTCCGCCTACTGAAGTATCACTACCTAAAATTAATTCATCTATTGCTTTATTTGAATCAGCAATTAATGCTCCACTTGCTGTTAATATTCCAGGAACGTGATCCAACATATCGGCAAAATATTGTCCACCGATAACTGTTATATTATTTGCGTCACCATTACCATCTACACCACCTTCACCAATGAATAATCTATCTCCTAGATTACCTTGGGTTCCTGTTCCATAAGTTAAAGCTAATTCACCTAATTTTAATGTTGCTGGTGCTGAAGTACTTGATGACCGTTTTATCTGTATTACTGTTGCCATATGCTATTTAAAAACTCCCACAATTAAATAATAGTGTTCCAGTTGTAGTAACTACTTCCGTTCTAGTTACAAATTTACCATCGCTTGACCTGTATTGAATCATTGCGCCATCATCTAAATTTGTTGTGTCAACATCACCAAGGCGGGAAAATCTTAATTCTGAATTTTGTACAGCTACAGTTGATGGTATGGTTACTGAAACTTTTTGTGGACCAGATTGTGTATCTACGTTAATTTTTGCTGTAATATCAGGCATTACTTCTCTCCCTTTTTATATATTTATAACAAAAATGAGTTTGATTATACTGTTACTTGTGGTCGGACTGTAATAATTCCTTCAATAACTCTAGTAACAGCAGCGCCAGATGTAATTTCAAGGTCATAGACATATCTCTCAGCGTCTAAAGCGGCTGTTTCAGTTGCCGTTAGTGAGAGAGTAACTACTCCTGTGGTAGCGTCTGTCGCTATTGAAGTAGTCATATTTGTTCTTGTTCTAGTTGACGCAAAACCTTTAGCCAATTTAGCAGAAGCCGTATAACCTGTAAGGTTAAAAGCATTGTCTTGAGCGTCTTTTACAGTTACGTCTGAACTGAAAGTTGCCCCTTGGTCTATAGTTAAATTTGCTATTGCGGCCATCTATTTTTTATCTGTAATTTTGTTTGTTTCTGGTACTTCTTTTTTAATCAACCCTATAATCTTCTCGTTATAAAATTTAGTTAAAACATCTATTTTCTCAATTTCAATAGTATGTCTAGTCTTGCTTACTTGTATCTCTTGTCTTACTGCTAGATAATTCTGTAATTCAGGACTAAGCGACTTCTCATCATACGATTTTCCATCAATTGTTATTGCCATAGTTTATCTCCATTTTAAATTCGTATTACTATTTATAATAGTTTTTCTATATCTTTTGTACCATTTAAAGTAAACATTAATGCGATTCTAGGTTCTCTACTCATATTAATAACAGCGTGTTTATACCCTATATTTAAAAAATTAGCAATACCATCTGTTAAAGTATATGCTTCAGTTTTACTATCTCTCTTAAATAAATTGATTACATTTTCGTTACCATAAATTGGTACAATACACCTGACACCATAATTTACATTATAATCCACGTGCCAAGGTATCATTTTACCAGGTGCTAATTTTGTTATTCTAATTCTACTTGCTGGAGATTTTAATTGTGTTACAATTTCCTCAAAATAACTACCAGTATAATATTCAGTAGGCACATTATATAAGTGTTCTTCTTTTCGTCTTAATCTTTCTGATATACTAGTAGTATGTGGTAATATTTCACTTGGTGTTGTTAAGTTTATTTGTTCAAAATTATCATAAACATCTTTTACTAACTCCATATGATTATCACACAACATAGGATTCGCTGTTTCTACGTCAACAAATTTATCTGCTAACTTATCAGTTTCTTTTCTTAATTTATCAAGGTCTATATTTAAACCTAAATCTGCTATAGTAGGTAGATTATGCTTACTTAATTTGTCCATCGTGTTCTCTTTCTATAATAAATTTTGATTTAGGTTGCCATTTAAAATTATCATCTTGTAATCTTATACTATAAACATATTGCAACATTTCACCAATCTTAAATAAAAACTTTTTTTCTAATTGTAATTTTGTATACCACTCTCCGTTAATATGTTCTTTAAATGCCTTATCGGTCATTTTTTTTCTTCTTTGATATAGACTATTTATTGCTCTCTTTTTTATATCGTGTGTTACATATAATATTTGATAACCTTTTTCTCTTGCCCATTTAATTTGATGTTCTCCCATAATTAAACCACAATGACTAAATCTATATCCTTTTAATATATGATACCTACAAACTCTTAATGCAATATCAGGATCATTTGTATAGTGTGATTTTTCACCAACAGATATTGATATTAACTTGTCATCTTTAAAACACATCCAAGTTTCTATATCAGGATTATCTGGATTATATTTCTTATAAGCTAAACTTTTATTACCTTCTTCCCAGGTTTTTAATCTAAACTTTTCAATAAGTGGCCAGTATGTGTTAGGGTCTTCAGAATATCTTTTAACAATTATCATATATGTGCTATCAATCTCCTACCACAAAATATTTCTGCTTCAACAATATATTGTTCTTTAAATTTATATTGTTTCATATCATTTGTTATTGTTTTTAAATGCAATCTTTCATCATAATGTTTTTGTGTATGATAAGGTTCTTGTATTATTGCATTTTGACAATTATAAAACTTCATAATATCAGTAAACATTTTATAATGGTCTTTCTCATATAATAATACTCCACTAAAGATAACACAATCTACTTTATAATTAACTTGTTTCAATTCTACCCAATCTCTAACTTCATATTCAATATTGTTTTTATTAATCCATCGCTGTTGAGCATACTCTATTGGTTCTGGTGAAGTATCAAAACCATAATATTGATAATCTTCATAATTTTTCATCTTTAAAAAATCATTTATAGGACCGTGTCTGCAACCTATATCAACTAGACCTTTATAATTATTTTCAACAATAATATTTGCTTGTTTTTCAAATATTGGTTTTGCTTGTAATGTATCAAGGTATGACATATCTCTTAAAGCATACCTTTTCATTAATGGCACTTTACCAGTCTTGGTAGTTATATTAGGCCACGGTATAGATTTTTTTGAAATCACTTGCTATTCTCCATAATAGTCTATTATTATCCATCACAGGTGTTCTACGGTGTAAACTTGTAAATTGATCCATTAAAAGTAAATCACCTTCTTTGAATATGTGATGATATTGATATTCAGATTTAAATATCTTTGGCATTAATTTCTTAATCATTTCTTCGTGGTCAATTTGTTTCTTACCTTCCCACGCCTTTATAATAAAATGATATGGAAAGTAAAAGTATTCTTTACCTGTATGTGGATGTTTGCCAATTAATTTACGAATACTACCTTTATTCTTACTCATAAATTCTAATTCAGGATCACCTTCTTCTAAATTATATATTGTATTATTTTTAAACTTCAATCTAATAGTGATAGACCTATAATATTCTTTTTCATCATCTGACATCTCCCAAAAAGGCATTGAAGTATTACAAATACTTAAAGTTGTATTGATATCTTCTTTGACACAATATAAACCTATTAAAATTTTATCTATTAAATGTCTTGAATTTCCATTTGAATGCCAGCCTAATTCTGTATCACCAAACATACCAATCTTTTTGCCGTCAACCTTTTTACCAGTTACTAAAAATATTTCAGGATACTCTTTTGGATTCATAAACAAATTAGGTGATTCACATTCTCCAAATCTTTTCATATTATTAATATATTCTAACTCATTTAATTTTTGATTATAAAATACTACGACACCTTGTTTATGGATACTTTTAGCAATAGCCAATAAATTATCATTGTCCATTTCTTTAATTTGAATATCTACTTTATCTGGATATATCATAATATATTTTCTACCTTTTGTTTGAATTCTTGAAAATCTATATCTGCTGGAATATTAATCCATCTTGTAACCCAAGCACATCTAGGTGCTTCTGTAACTACTACTCGGTGCATTGTATCAGTTTTTATTAATATTGGTCTATCTACTATGATATGACCAAACCTTCTATCACTTAAAAACTTTTCATACTCTGGTGTATATTGACCCATTGCTTTTTGTACATTAAATTCGTGATAGTACCATTCACCGTGAGCATTCTTTTCAGGTAAATAAACTTCATCATCTTTATATTCATAATAATCTATACGAGAATTACCTAATACTGGAATTACTATATTATAACTATTAGGATGTTCAGTATATAAATCAATATCAGTATGTGGATATACATCTTTCTTTGTACTATCTGCCGTATTAAATCCTGTTGAACGAAGTTGATATTGTGGATGTACTTTTCTATGTTGTGATACAATAGGTTCAAACACTTCTTTATAACCTGTAGGTTTACCTGTCCTATTAGTTTCTAAAGCATAACATTCAAACGGTGTTTTGCCAAACACATTAACTTTATTACCTTTAACTTTTTCATACACAGAAAGAAATAAATCTTTATCAATATCAATGTTAAGATATTCTGCAATGTCTTTTATTTCCATTTGTCGTTCCATTCTTTATATTTTTCTTTCCAACCACTCACTTCATCCTCCATATCTTTTCTCAAAATTTCTTTACATTCTTTTTCAACAAACTTATAATTACCAGGAACAAGATTATTCCAACAATCATTTTTTAAAAACATTTTCTTAACTCTACATCCTAGCTTCTCTAATATATCTTTTGTCATTTCAAAATGTCTATCACCAGCACCTTTATAAGTAGGTGTAAAAGAAATAATATAAACTGGTTTATTTGATATTGAATATTTTTGTCCTAAACTTGCGTTATAATATCCTTTTACAACTAACCAATCTAATAAGTTTTTAAAACCTACCGAATAATGACCTGTATATTCAGGCACAGAAAATACTAGTACATCACTTTTATCCAATATACTATCTAATTCTTCTACTTCTTTTGGTATTACACCATCAGGTTTATTAGAATCACAAATAGGTAAATCCATTTTAATTATATTAGAAAACTTTATATAATGATCCATTAACAATAGACCTCTATAACTCATAGAGTTTTCACTATAACTAAATGATACTGCTGTTATATTCATACTTTAATCTTTGAATAACTAAATGTTGTTCTCCACAACATTCTATCTTTATCTTTTATAGGTGACCGTCTATGTATCGTATGTAATTGATCCATTAAAAGTAAATCACCAACTTTAAAAACGTGATGATATTGATACTTTGATTTTATCACATCATCCCATAATGTTTTGTAAAACTTTTCAAAGTCTTCTATTTCTTTTCCATCTTTTTTATTATATGCCTTATCTATATATGGCACCATAAAATATATATATTCTCTTCCATCAAAGGGGTGTATACCAACTAAAGGTCGTCTGTCAACATTCTCTTTATAATGTTCTTGCCCTACTTTAAAGTCTTGTTCACCTGCTGCTTTATAATCGCTATCTTCAGGCCAGAGTCTAGCACGAGGACCAGAATTGTTTAATCCAATATCTAAACTGCGATAATAATTTTTCTTTTCTTCAGATAACCCAGCAAATGCATTACAATTATTGTTTATTGAAAGAACGGTATCAATGCACTCATAAACACAATATAATCCTACACATATCTCTTTAAAATTATATCTACCTGTGCCATTGGCGTGCCATATTAATTCTGTATCTCCAAATAAATAGTTCTTGCCTACATAACTTAATCTTTTTTCTTCTTTTGGATTCATATAGTAATCAAGTTCCTCAACTTCACCTATTCTTGTTAGAACATCAGCATATTGATTCATAGTTAATTCTTGTTCGTGTAAAACAACTTGTCCATCTTGTACAATTTTCTTAACTAATTGTGCTAATTCTTTGTCTGTATAATTTAATATCTGATTTGCCATTTTTCCAAAAGAGAAGTTATACAAATTCTAGCGTCATTATTCCATCTCATACGCCTTCTCTCCTTATAATAAGGGTCTTTTGTTGTTGCTAAGTAAAAACAATCTGATGGTTTAAATTTATAATCATCACAAATTCTCCTTTGTATTTCATTAAATCTATTCCACATTGTATCAACTGCAAATTTAGACATTATTAAACCTATTGTTCGCACTCCATTATAATTCCAATTCTCTAATCTTTTTAATCTTGCTAATGTGGGGTGTTCTTCTTTAGTATATACCAATCCAAGTCTTTGTCCAATTACACCAAACCCTTTAGAAAAACTAAAAAAGACTTGTTCAGTACTTTCAGGTACATCTATTTTTTGAATATTAGTTGAACCAATATATGTACAATCTAAAATTACAGGTACATCTTTTGGTAATGATGGTTTAAAAAAGTTACCATCTGCTGATGATGGTATAGAAATAAAAATAGGTTTGTTAGGGTCTATAACTGCTGATATTGCTGAACGACCATCTTCACCCATATATTGACCTGGTACATCACAACAAACATCTCCTGAAGGACCTATTGCGTCAGGATATTCATACTCACCTTCAAATTGTTGCCAAGGTCTTTTTTCTGTTAATGTCCAATGATGAATTGCGTCTGTTGAACCATTAACAAAATAACAATGTGGGAATTCTGATAAGTCAATAATCTTGCTTACCCATTTTCTGTGATTTGACTCAACCCAATTTAAATCTCTGGTCGCTTCTCCATCACCTCTACGATAGTAAGTATCAGATACCAATTGTTTCTCCAGAAGACGCCTAACATCTTCTGACATAGGTACATCTACCCAGCGATTATCTCTTAACGATTGTTTTTGTTCCATAATATTTAAATAATATCTCCGCTATCCAACCACCTATATCCCACTTATGTAATCTAATTCGTTTCATATTTTCGTGGTGGTTTCTATGATAACCTTCACCTGCAATAAACAAATTCAACCAAGGAACATTAGCTCCATTTAGTGTTTTATGTCCAACTGTATTTAAAAGTCCAAAACCTATTTTAGCAAATACAAATGGTACGGCGCAAAATGCCAACCAAAAGTATGGACTAATTAAATAACTAACTACATTAACTCCAATTAATATTTTCAACCAATGTTTATGACAAAATACTAATCTAGGATTTTTATATAAATCTCTAGCATATTTTGTTTGTATATTATCAATGTCCCAAGTAGTTAATAATACTTTCCAAAAACCTACGTGCTTAACTGCGTGTGGGTCTTTTGGTCCATCTGAAAACTTATGGTGCATTCGGTGACTTGCAATCCACCCTATTGGAGTTCTTATGCAAGCTATCATCAACATTGCTAAACCAATTGTTTCAAACCATACTGGTACTTTAAATTGATTGTGGCAATAATGTCTATGTAATAGTATGCTAGCGCCCCAATGGGATATAACTTGCGACCACACAATACCTAATAATATAGCAACAATCCATTCCATAATTAATCTCCTTCAATAGCTACACCATCACCATCTGTAACACTCCAAGAAATGGAATTATCAGAACAATATTTGTCCCTTTTAGTTTCATTAGCAAGAATAGTATCTTGTTCAAGTCTAAACTCATCATAAGACGCTTCATCTTTAAAAATTGTTGTGTAAGTTTCTATTAAACCATCTACTACTTTAACAGGTTTTTGTGTAATCTTTCCTGCGTCAAAATAAGTATCAATTTGGTCTACAATAGGCGTACCATCCCAAAAATTAATTTCGGTTTCTGCGTTAGGTTTTGTATATATATTTTTTAATGTATAACTCATATTACTATTTATCTCTTAAAATGTTCATCTGTTTTAAAATTTTTAGACAACCCAAATACTACTAATTCACCAACACCTTTAATATCGTGCATAAATTTTGTATGATGTAATGCCATTATATTATTACCAGAAAGTGTTTTTGAATCAATTATTTCTTTTGTATTTGGATTATGTAGTGTGACTGTAAGTTTACCTCTAGGAACCAACATAATAACTGCATTTTCTAAAGTGCCTTCATCAATGTGCGGACCTTGTTTATCAACATATCCTTCATAATAATCCCATACTCCCATATATGGAAATTCATCATCAAACATTGACTCTAACTCTTTTCTCAATTGTGCTGTGTCTTCGCTAAATTGCTCTCTTGTTTCATAATGATTCCACCAAGTACCATCTGAAGATTTTTTATTCTTATCTATAAATGTTGCCAGGTCAAATTGTTCAATATTATATTTTTGTAATTTACACCACATCAAAATACTCCTCTGGTTTTATATTCTTATCTGTACCTAAAACTAAAAGGTCTCCTTGTCCTTCTACTGAATGCGGATATTTGGTATTGTTTAATGCAATTAAATTTGATTCATCCACATTAATTGTTTCTAATATTGGAGAGTTAGGAGTGTCTTCCTTATGTAAATGTATTTTAAAATTACCACTAATAGAAGTAACTACTGATCCTGTATGCTCTCCTCCAGTATCCGTATGTATTGGACAATGAGTAAAATTTTTATCAAATCTCCATATACAATCAACTGCTTCACTAAATTTTAGTTTAGTAATTTCTGTTATGTGTTGTTTAAAGTTTACAATTTGTTCTAATACTTCGTTTGATATTTTATCGTACATCCTACGTCTATCTTTTCCTAACGGTGGAATTGTCCACATTTTAGAATCGGCTACTGACTTATAAGTCCAAAATGGTTCACAATCAAACTGTTCAGTATATTCTTCACACATTGATTTTAAATTTGAAGGCATACTAACTTTAAATTTTTTATATCGCAACATATTATGACGGTTTGAAATTGTCTCCTATAATTTTATAAACCTCTTCACTTGTTTTGATATTTAAAACTATCATATAACTATCTTTAAAAGAAAATAGATTATGTGCTTTATTTGTATTTAAAAAATATGCTCTACCGTGTTCAAAATATAAAGGTTTATTTTCATACATAAAATATAAATCTGGTGGATTACATCCTTTTAAAGGTATCAATACTCTCAAACTATTTTGTCCTTCATAATAGACAGGCAAATCTCTATGAGGTGGAAAATAACCACCTTCAGGTAAATATAGAATATGAGACCTACCTAAATGCTTAATAAATGGTTTTACAACCTTTTGAATTTCATTACTTGAATAATAAACATCTGTTAGTTTATTAAAACTTAACTCATCATATTCAGTTTTATTTTCTATGTTATAATCTTTTATAGAATCTAAATCAATACCATTTATAGAACCATCTAAACTAGTTATGCTTAAACCATATCTTTTTATATCTTTTCTTGGATTATATTGACTGAAAGAAAACTGCTTTATTTCATCAAATAACTTTTTGACATCACACTTAAATTTTAAGGATATGAAATCACCAAAAGATAATAAACTAGTATAACTCATTTAATTCGTTCTCCTATTATCTTCAATATATTTTTTTAATTCATATTGAGGTTTCCAACCATAACTCGTCATTGCTTTTATATTTGCTTTGTTATCAAGTCTTTCAGTATCACCACCAACTCTTTTTTCAGTAGTAATACCAAAGTAGTCCATCATATCAGTTAACTTATGTGTAGTGCTTGTACCTATATCTATCACACCAGTTTGTTTTTGTTTTAATAAAGATTCAATCGCTGAACAAATATCATACACGTGTATAAAATCTCTACTATGATTTGTATTAATATAAGGCACATCATTTCTTAATATTCTTGGTATTAACATATGTTCTCTAGCACCTGGTCCATATACAGTAGTAAATCTCATACCTAAACTATTTGCAGGAGCAATTAGTTCCATACCATACTTACTCATTGCATAAGGATTTCTCCAAGGTTCATACGCTGTACTTGAACTTGCATATAAGATTTTTTTGTTTTTGAAAGTGTCAAATATTCTTTGACTTACGATAACGTTTTGTTTCCAATAGTCTGTAGGATTTTCAAAACTTTGTCTGACACCAGATAGTCCTGCTAGATGAATAACTACATCTACATCATAATTTAAATCACAGGTAAGCAATTCTTTACCTAACCTTCGGTCTAAACCAATTACGTTAAAACGTTTTTCTGTTAACCATACTGAAAGATTTTTACCAATAAATCCAGCACTGCCTGTTAATAATATGTTCATATTCCTATCACCATATACCTTTCAAATTTATCCAATTTTAAAGTACCCCTATATAATATCTTTTCTAATTTTAAAGTCTTCTCAAATTCTACTACATTATTATGACAATTAATATGCTCGTTAATTGAGAAATAATTATTTGATTGTAATATAACTAACGACCCTTTCTTTCTTCTCTTTAAAAATTCATCTATTAAATATTGACCAAGATGTTCGCAAGAAGTACATATAACTATATCAAATCTTTTAACATCATAATATTTTATATCAGCGTCTGTAAATATAATATCTTTACCTCTATAAAGTTTATGCCCAACCTTTTTACACATTGGGTCTTTATCAAAAGAAACAACCTCACCTTTAGTATATTCTTTCATCTTACTTGCTAAATGTCCATACCATCCTGCTGCTACAACTACAGAAGGATTTTTAAAAAATGTAAAGTATTGTTTTGACTTTTCTATAAGCCAATCTTTACTTTTCTCTTGGTTTTCGTTTAGTGAATTAACAATAGACTTAACTAGTCTATCTGTTGTGAAGGTGTCAATCACTTTTAATATTCTGTCCATAATCTTACATAAATAGTATTAATATTATTATTATTTATATGAGTATGAAAAGAGTTATTTACAGTATTTACATAGATGTGCCAGCGAAAGAACATTATGGTAAATCAAAACATAGAAAAGACACGGTAGAGAAGGCAAAGATAACTGTTAATGCATTTAAAAAGCATTATAAAAAGTTAATTGAATCTAAACGCCAATATGCTAAAGCTATAGGTGTACCTTTTATATTATTTGAATATGATAACCATTATCAAAAATACGAGAAATTTTTCCTTGATAATTATCCAGAAATAACAGGTTACGAAATTGTAAATTTTTACAAGATACATTTACTCTATGAATTAGCAAAAAAGTATGATGAGATTTTATATTTAGATTTTGACGCTATACCTGTAACCAAAGATTCCTTTTTTAATATATGGGATATACAAAACCATATTGCCGTTTATAATAACAATACTATGATTAATAAAATGATGTTACGTTTAGATGAAATTGAACACGGTATTAGAAGTCCATCAGCAAAATATTATAATGCACAAGCTATGCTTATTGCTAAAGGACGTGATCCTAATAATGATGTTATCAATACTGGTATCATTGGTGCTTCAAAAGAACAAATCCTTAAATTAGATTTCTTTGGTGACTTTAAAGGCACACTAGACTTAATGACAAAATTAAGATATGATAAAACTGGTCTATATCCTCAAAATATTATTAATATGTTTCGCTATGATAATGAAACAATCTTTTCATATAAAGTAAAAATGAATAATGTTAGTATTCAATGGTTAGATAGACGTTGGCATTATTTTTTTGATAATCAAGGGTTTGTACCAAAAGAAACCAAAATAGTACACGCTGTCTGTAAAAAATTTGATGTTGTATGGAGGTATAATGAAAAACATAATCTATAGTATTTACATAAAAAATGATGATACAGATTTAAGACCTATACATCAATTTACTAAATCACAATTAGAGAAACATTATCAAAAATTGATAGATGTTAAAAAAGAATATGCTAAGCATTGTAATGCTGAATATAGACTTTATGAAAATGATACTTATTGGCAAAAATTTAAAAAGAAATTTAATGGTTATCAATTTGATATCATCAATCTATACAAGATACATCTATGGGAAGAACTTGGTAAAACATATGATAATGTTCTTTACTTTGATTTTGATGTAATACCAAATACATCTGAATCCTTTTTTGATAAATTTGATATGAATTATATTTGTGTTCACGCTGTTAATTCAACAAAAGAAAATATATGGACAACAAGTATGTTAAAGAATTATAAAAAGAAAAAAGATAGTTATGAAAAAATAATGTCTTATAAAGATAAGTATAATATGTACGTTAAAGCAATGGCGAAAAAAGCAATGTTGGCAATAGATAATAATTTTGATACAGATTATTTCATAGCAAATACAGCAATATTAGGTGGTAATTCTAATGCTACAAAACAATTAAGATTTACAGAAAAGTTAGATGATATGTTATCAGTATTAAACCGTGCAAGAGAAGAAAAACTATTTGGAGAGAATATATCAAAATTGTTCTTTCCAAACAATGAAGTCTTTTTCCAATATCTATTAGACAAATATAAATTAAAATGGTTTAACATACCTTATGAATGGCATACATATCTTATGGACGCAGGTGGTAAAATTTTTAATGATGATATAACAAAAGAAACAGTATCAAAAGCAAAACTAATACATTTAATCAATAAAAGATTTGAAGAATTATGGAAGGTAATATAATGTGGAAATTTCCTCTTGATATAATGCTTGATATAACAACTAGATGTAATGCTGGTTGTCCTCAATGTCATAGAACGGATCCAATGGGTTTAAATAAAGCAAGTTGGTTACCAGATATTGTTTGGACTTTAGAACAATTTAAACAAGCACTTCCTGAAAAAATTGCTAAACACATTTATAACTTTGATTTTTGTGGAACGTGGGGTGATTGTTTAACCAATCAAGATATGCTTCCTATAGTAAAATATATTAGAGAAGTTGCACCTGAAGCAACAATCAATATTAATACAAATGGATCATTAAGAAATGAAGATTTTTGGTGGGAGTTAGGTGTAGTAGGGTCTAAAAATTTATCAATTACTTTTGCTATTGAAGGAACAACCCAAAAAATGCACCAACAGTATAGACAATTTACCTTCTTGGATAAAATTTTAAATAATATGGATATAATATCTAATACTCCTGCACGAATAAGAACTCAATGCTTAGTATGGAAACACAATGAAAACCATTTAGATGAAATTGAACAAATGTGTATAGAACACGGTTCATTAAGACATCACGTTGTTGCAACTGATAGATTTGGTAGAGAAGTTGAATATAAATTTTCTTACAAAGGAAAAGAAGATAAATTAGAAAAAACAGAAATAGATTTTAAAGATGAGGAATATTCAAAACAATTAGATAGAAGACGATTTATAAAACAAACAACTAAAATGTCAGTTAATAAAAAAGAAGTTATTGAAAAAATAAAAAAGAAAAAAGAAGTAATGAAAATTGTTTGTGAATGGGGGGTCAATAATAAAGTTGTAATTAATCCAGATGGTCAAGTTTTACCTTGTTGTTTCTTTTGCAATCCTCATTTTTTTAATAAAAATTCTCCAGAAGTAAAAAGTTGGTTTATAGAACATCCAATTATGCAAAAATATCAAGAACGCCAAAAAGAGTACAATGTTTTTTCTACAAATTTAATAGACATAATTAATAGTGAATGGTATCAAAAAACATTACCCGACAGTTGGAAAACTGATAAACCTGTATATCAATGCCAAAAATATTGTGGAAAGTGTTATGTTTAAATCAGAAATAAAAGAATTCTACAATAAGAACAAAGCCTATTGTGCCTATCCATTTAAAGAAATATATAACGATAATAGTGGACATTATAAATTATGTTGCTACTCTAATGTACATCCAAATACTAGGAAATATACAACTCAAAATACAACACCATTTAAATATTTTCGTTCTAAAGAAATGGAAGAAATAAGAAACAAAATGCTAGCAGGAGAAAAAATGTCCTCTTGTAAAGTATGTTATCAAATGGAAGAAGCAAGCGGTGAATCATATAGAACTAAAGATATACAAAAAATAAGTGGTATTGAATTAGAACCTGCAAGTATTGGATTGAAATTAAGAGTACACGGATCAAAATGTAATTTACAATGTTATATGTGTCATCCACACAATTCATCTGGAAGAAGAAATGAAATAAAAGCAGTATATGGTAAAGAAGAATTAAAAAAATGGATGCCACAGTTTAAATCAATTAATTACACTCAATGGAATGATATATTAAAAGACATTTTAGATAATATACATTTAGTAAATTATATAGTTTTTACAGGTGGTGAACCTTTACAATTGCCTAAACAATGGGAAATGGTTGAAAAAATACCAGAAGAACACGCAAAACATATTACATTAGCATATGATACTAACTTAACAGAATTAACATATAAAGACCACTCTATCTTTGATGTAGCAAAAAAATTTCAAAAAGTTGAGTTAAAGGCGTCTTGCGACCATTATGGTAGAAAACTAGAATGGATAAGATATCCAATAAACAGAAAAAGATTTGAATCAAATTTAATTGAAGCTATAGATTTAATACCATATATTAATTGTGCTCCATCTATTTTAAACATTTATGATTTAGATAAAATTTATGATTACTATAAACAACATTTTGGTCTACGTACACAATTTACAAGTATAGTAAGAGGACCTAAAATGTTATCTATGAGAAATATAAATGATAAAAAATCATTATTAAAAAAATATGAAAAGTTAGAATGGTTTAATTATATTAAATCTGAATTAGCATTACCAATATATGATAAAAACAATATAAAAATGAAAAAATATTGTGATGATTTATCTAAACATAGAAACTTTAATTGGAGAGAACTTTGGAATGAATTTTAATACATACGATTTTTCAGATAGGGGGATTAATATAGACTCTAGTCATATGTGTCCTTTAGAATGTCCTAAATGTCAAAGACAAGCAATACGCAAGCGAGGTCATAAAGTACCTGGAAGAGCTATGCCTTGGGAAGATTTTATAAAAATTGCTAAATTTTTTAAAACAGGATTAATTTTTTGTGGTCAAATATCAGACCCTAGTGCTAATCCTTTAATGATTGATATGTTAAAATATTGTTATGAACATAAAATTAAAATCGGACTTAATACCGCCGCTTCACATAAACCTATAAAATGGTATAAAGAAGCTTTTGAAGCAAACTCTTTAGCTCATTGGATTTTTGGTGTAGATGGTTTACCAAAAGATAGTCACAAATATAGAATTAATCAAGATGGTCCAAAATTATTTGAAGTTATGAAAATGGGTGCTAAAATGGGTAACAATATTCGTTGGCAATATATTGCTTTTAATTACAATGAAAATAATATAGAAGAAGCAAGACAACTAGCAAAAGATAATGGTATACAATTTGATGTAATCCATTCAGGTCGCTGGGAAACTAAAGACCCATTAAAACCTAGAAACCCAAACTATTATTTAAATAGTAAACGAGATAAATTTTATAAAGATTATAAAATAGCTTTAGAACAAGCATTAAAAAAATGAATAAAGTTAATCCAAAATGTTTAGCATTTAAAGAACTTGCTTACACAGCAGAAGGTTATCTAGCGC